TGGAAAGAAGTCAGGGTATACGCTAGCAATTTGTCCTTTGCGTACAGCAAGGACGTCAAGATTGCGAGCATCCCTGTCTGAGGCGCGATAGCGCAAAGACTCAACTCGTGCTGCTACCTGTTCAATTGAAAGTGCCATTATATCCTTTAGTTAAAAGTTATTACTTAGTTTGCCAGTTCATTCCGCCAGCCATACCGCCACGCAGACCGCCACGCAGACCGCCCGCCATTTTACCTATACGGGTTTTGCCTGATTTAGTTGGATTGCTATCTATCTTAATAGGTTTATTAACAACTTTATCTGGTACAGCAACTCGGTTAGTTGCCATTATAAATTGTTTCTCAAAAGCAGATAAACTATATGTTTTACCACCTATGGAAATTGTTTTTTTATCTTTTGAAACTGTATATTCTGCCATTAGTTAGCACTTCCCATCGGATAAGCACCTGTTTTATTGGCAATTTTATCTTTCATTTTTTGCCTATTAGCAGGTGTAATTTTACCTTGTCTTAATAGTTTTTCATACATTGCTTGGGCTCTAGCAATGGCGGCATCTTCTTTTTTATCTCTTACTTTCCTTGCAGTCTGAGCAACAACACGTCTTTCAGAACGGCCACGTTCAGACTTTTGCTGCATTGTAAGTTTCTTAGCCATAATTACATAGTTCTCATTTTCTTAGGCATTTTCTTTTTCATCTTTTTATCGGCTGCCTTTTTAGTCATCTTCTTGTTTTTACTGTTCTTCATTTCTTTTCCATAATGTGCTGGCATTTTATGCTCCTAGTTGATTAAGTACTTCTGCTGATTTTTTGGTTATATGTTTTGCTGGTGCCATCTTGCTAGAGTCATATGGTTTACCCAGTATCTCACTAGCCTTTATTGCCTCTTGAATCTTCTTCATAGAAGTTCCAGCAGGCTGAATGCCCTGGGCTCTCGCCTCTTTATAGGCATCCAATTCTTTATTAAATGCTTTAGTTGGCATAGACCTTTGGCTATGTGCATCACCAGTATTCATCTGTATACTCAAACCCTTACAGCCAAAACATCCTTCAACTGGCTCAGGGTGATGTTCCCAATGTTTCATATCGCTGTAAAGTTACTTTCTGTTACTCCCACACCGCCAGCAATTAGCGCTGCCTTAGTAGCCTCATCTACTGTGTAGTTATAGCCACCCTGATAGTAAGCAGGATAACTATCAAAATCAGAATCTTGTAGATATCTAACCTGTTCATAACCACCAGTAGGTTTTAAAACAATAGATATACCTCTGTTAAGTTTATAGAAATGAAATAGACGTCCACTACCAGCAGGACCTTCTTCAACTACTGGAGTTGTAAAGATATATTCAGTCATAAGTCCTCCTAATGAACTCACCCCGAAGGGTAGGCTGTTCTAATATGCCTACCCTGCAGAGTCAATCAACTAGAGAGCAGCGATTGAGGAGCCTGATTCAATACGATACAGTGCTTCTTCACGATAACGTGCAAAGCCAAGTACGCCGTACCAACCCATTGGGCGGAAGCGCATCAACTTATCGGTTACGTTTCCGATAACAATGTGTGGCTCTTCTGCAACAGCCTCAGCAAGTGCTTGCTGTCCGCAGAGGATAGTATCAAATACACGTGTTACTGGAGTTACTGTAAGAGTGTTTGTTCCAACAGTTCCAGAGTTAGCAACAGATACTGTAAGTGTAGTATTTGTTTCACCTACAGAGATTGCTGTAATCTTTGCAGAAGCACCAACGTTAGTGCCAGAGATTTTATCTCCAACCTCAGCGCGGCCACCGAAGGCGCCATTTGCTACTACGATAGTGAACGCACCAGAAACACCGCTAACTGCGGGAGCAGTTGGTAGTGCGCTCTGGTCTGCGCCAGCCTTTTCGTTTGGTAAACGAGAAGACTCAACAAAGAATGCTCCTTCGTAGTCGCCAATTTCTCCTGCCCATACGTTATTAACGGCTGGGTCAGAGTTAATGTGAGCAAAGTTCCAGCCTAGGTTTCCAGACTCTGCACGCAGGTCGTGGGAAACTTCTGGGTGGATTCCGCACCAGTAGTAAGAACCACGGCGAGCCTTGGCCTTATTAGCACGGAGTTTAGCAACAGCCTTACGGATGTCTGCTGAATCAATTGTTGAAGCAGCAGAGATTGTTGCAGTGCTTGTAGCACTACCGCTATAGATTGCGTTAGTTCCGCCAGAAAGTGTTGTTGAAACAACCTGGTCAATAGAATCAGCAAGGTTGTATGCAATGATATTTGCAATTGCTGGGTCTACATCTGCTAGTGAGAATAACTCAAGAGCACGGGTTACTAGGACAGCATTGCCATACTCGTTAAGAGTAATGACAACTTGAGTCGGTGTTGTTAGAGCAACTGCATCTGGGTCAGTTGTCTCTGTTAGTGTTGAAGTTTTTGCATCCAAATCAACATAGCGCTGTAGCACTACAGTTGAACCTGGGATTGCTTGACGGGCAGGACGCTTATCTGCGACAGAACGAAGTAGTGGTTCTGAACGGAGAGCGAATTCTAGAAGGCGGTCATACGCCTTCTGTACTAGACCTGCGGCGCCTACTGTACCTCCAAGAGAATTACTTGAGGTATCTGTAAATGCATTTGCCATTAGGTTTCGTCACCTCCAAGTGACTATGAACTGTTAGGAATTGCGTAGTAGGTGGATTAATTCATCCATTGAATCTGCGTTATCTAAACGAGATGCCATATCTACGGCTTTGTCTGGAGTCATACCGCCTTGGGTCAAGACATCTTGCTGACGTAATGTAGCAAGGTCTTTCTGCGTATCCTCATTCTGAGCCTGTGGGGTATAGCCAATTAAATCTCCGTTATCACGGAGCCAAGAATCAATAGATTCCTCTGTGGCATCCTCTACATCTTTCAAAATAAGGCGTGCAGCCTTAGCGTTTACTCCCTTTTTTGCTAGGACTTCAGAGACGGTTTGTTCCCGCTTCTGCTTAACGTATCCGTCAAGTTGTTCGGTAAGTTCCTTGATACGCTTCTCATCAGCACGCTTGGCTTTCCTTAGTTTTTTAACCAAGGCATCGCCATCTAACTGATGGTCAGGTACTTCTACTTCGTCTTCTTCGTCATCCCAGTAGTTGTTGCTCATAGCAACCACCCTTTCTATTCGTTGTTAGTCGCAAGCCACAGTTCTATCCAGGGGTAGATAGGCTGGCTCTTGCTACCAGTCTTATACACCGCACGGGGCTGGTTGGTCCGTGTCGGGAATCTAGTATGTTCCGCCTGTTTGTCTTCCAAGTGCTGTTCTTCCAACACCACTTTGTCCGCCAAAGGCTCCTATTTCACGTTCTACTAAACGTTGACGTTTGCGTTGTGCTGATGCAAGGCTATTAAATACTTCTTGCTCAGCCTCTGCTAAACCATAACCTTCTAATGCATTGCCATAAATATTAGACAACTTTTCAGCCTGTGGCAAAATGTTTGCAATAGTTGCATAACCACGCTGTGCTGCTTGTTGGTTAATTCCCTGTCTAGCCAATTGTTCTGCTACGTCTACACCAGTGCGAATGCCTTGCCTTCCTGCTGCTGCACCTATTTCTCCAGCAGTTGCTCTACGCTGTACTTCAGCAATCTGAGATTCAGGGTCAAGAACATAGGCTAATAACTGGTTATCATCAAGTTTATAATAATCTCTTAACATTGCTTTAACAGCAGGGTCAGCATTTTGAATACGAGTTGCTGCAATATTTATTCGGTTTGATAACTCTGTTACCGATGTATCATTTTCAATAAACTTACGAACATAATCATCTGTATCAAATTGTTTTAAACCGTAGTCTCTTAAATATTGACGATATTTATCCTCTGCATTTAAATATGAAGCAGGGTCTAATACTTGTAAACCTTTTTTAGCCCTTGCTTCATTAGCAGCAAAACGTCTTTTATAGTCTTCTGACTCTTGTAAAGCAAAAGTAATAGTTGCTTCAGTTGCACCTTCTTGAGCAAGACGTTTAATTGTAGGAAGAAGAGTAGTTAGGTTATATCTTTTAAATCTTTCTGAAACAATATCCATAATAGACTGACGTTGAATATCTTGTTCTTTTTCGCGTTGTAATTTAGCATAGTTTTCTGCTGCAATATCTGCAGCAGATTTACCGCCAGTAGCAGGAGTTCCTGGTATAAAGACATTACCACCAACATTTATATTACCTGATGCTGCATTAGCAGTATTGGCAGCATCCAACGCCAACTTAGCGTTTTTGGCGGCTAATTCTGCTGCTGCTTTTTCTGCTGCAGATTTATTTGCTGCATCTGCTGCTGCTTTATTTGCTGCATCTAATGCCGCTTTAAGTCTAGCCGCTTCTTCTGCTGCTGCTTTAGCAGCGGCTGCTGCATCAGCCTCTGCCTTTGCTTTACTTTCAGCAAGAGCCTTATCGGCTGCAATTTTATCTGCTTCTGCTTGCTGTAATTTTGCTAATATGTCTGCTCGTTCTTCGCCTTCAGTGGCTAGTTGTGCTAAACGGTCTGCTTCTTTTAAAGCAGCCTCGGCTTCTGCAGCAACACGTGTTCTTTCTCTTGCTTCATTTTGCTCACGCTCATATTCTGCCATTGATGCTTCTTCACCTCTGCGAAAATCTGCAGGTGATGCTGGTTTATATTGAAACGGTGCAACAATTGGAGCAGGTTTATACTCTTCTAAAAATTTTTCTACTGCTATTTTGTCAGGTTTTTTTTTCTTAGCCATTAAATAAGCCCCATATCGCTAATTACTTTATAAGCAAGACTATCAACAGTATTTCTTGCATTATTAGTTTTTTCCCATTCAGGTGTCATACGTAGTTCACGTTCAAACTGCCAAAGTGGTTTAACCGCTGGTTTACCATCTGGACCTACATACTGCAAAGCAGCACGAAGACGCGGGTCATCATATGTAATTGAATCTGGGTCTCTTTCAAGAACAGAAGCCATAGAACCTTTATATGCCGAAGCCAAAGAATCTACAGATATACCAGCCTTAATCTGGTCTAAATAACCAGGAAATGCACTGGCTGCAAGATTACGAACTTCATCTTCAATATC